TGGTGTGCGCGCTTTCGGTGGTCTTCGTCGTCGTCTCGCGCCAAGAGGCGCAGCGGCGCGATGCCGAAGTGAGCGAGCTGCGCCGTGACGTCCAGACCCTGCGCGACTACCTGGCGGCGATCTACGCCCAAGCGCCCCATCTCAAGCCCGAGGACGCCGAGTGAGCACGATCATCATCATCACCCCGCCGCCCGTGCGTTCCCGCATCTATGTCAGCGAGCGCACGCCGAACACAGAACGGAAGTTCGGATCAGGCGCAAGCTACTACTGCGCCCACATCGATGACGGCGACACGCTGCGTCCGCTCCTGTTCACTGAGGACCAGATCGCCGTCGCGCTTGAGCGCGCCATGAACAACCCCGAGGACGTGGCGCCTGCTGCGCCGATGCCGTTCTCGCACTGGCTCCGCAAGCAGTTCGGCCTCCTGTGAAGCCGCAGAGCAAGCTGATCGGCGGAAGCGCCGCAGCGGTCATCCTTGGCGCGTCTGCGCTGCTGGTGGCAAATGAGAACGTGGTGCTTCGGACTTACGCGGACCCGGTATGGGGCGAGCGCGTGCCGACTGCCTGCGTTGGCGAGACAGGCCCGCACATCCGCATGGGCCAGACCTTCACGCACGAGCAATGCATGCAGATGCTCGGCCGCCGGGTCGAAGTTTCGTGGTCGCGCATCGAGCGCTGCCTACATCGTCCGGTGCCGGTCAACGTGGCCGTCTCGCTGGTTGACCTCGGCTACAACGTCGGCGAGCAAGCTGTGTGCAGCAGCACGCTGGTGCGACAGATCAACAGTGGGCAGCCCCCGGCCGTCTACTGCGAGCAATTCATGCGCTGGACATTCGTCGGCGGCCGTGACTGCCGCGACCCCAAGAACAACTGCCGCGGCATTGTGGTGCGACGCGATCACGCGCGCTCGCTGTGCCTGGGCAACACGCCCGTCCCGGGCTAGGAGAACACCATGCGATCGATTCTCGTGCTGGCTGTGCTGGCCCTTTCCGCGTGCGCGAGCACCCCGGACGCGAATTACTCGGCCTATATCGAAGCCAACGCCCGCGCACAGCAGCAGCAGGCGCAGCAGCTCGCCACGATCGCCGACGCCGACGCATGCAACGGCGACCCGACCTGCGTCGTGGCCGCCAAGGCTTTCGCCGCAATGGCAGTGCAGGGCGGCGCAGGCCAGCAGGGAGTCAGCCAGTACGTTCGCCAGCCTGGCGCTGCCGAGCGTGTCGGTTTGGCCTTGCTGGGCGCGTTGCCTAGTCTTGGCCAGACCTATGCGGCTATCGACGCCGGCCGCAACAGCGTGCGCATTGCCGAGGTCAACGCCGGGCGCGAGGTGGCCATCGTGGAAGCGCTAGGAGGCGTCACCGGCCGCGTGGCAGACGCCTTTGCGATGCAGGCCCCTGGCACCTATGTCGGCGGCGACCTGATCAGCGGGACGCAGCACATCGGCGACACCACCACCGTGGGGCGCGACCAGATCGGGCGCGACCAACACGTTGGCGACTGGCGCATGGGTGACGACACCCGTCGCGACACCATCGGCGGCGATCGGATCGACACGGCTACCGACTTCGGCACTGGCAATCGCTTGGACAGCCCCGGCCCGTATCGCGACCTTGGCAACACAGGCCCGCGTTGCACTGGCAACCTGTGCCAGCAGACGGCGCCATTGCCTGAGCCTGACGAGGACGAGTGATAGTGCGCCAGATCGAGAGCATCGGCGGCGGGAGCATCCCGCAAGACCTGCAAGACTTGGCCGGCGACCTGTTGCGCTCGCCAGTCAACCGCGCCGTCCTGATCACCGAATGCAAGGGCGAGGTCACACTGCGCGCCCTCGGCCGAGACATGGACTCGATCGAGATCGCTGGCATGCTTTCGGTCGCCTTGGGCGCTGTCACCAGCCCCGCGGATGAATGACCCTTACATGCGCAACCTGCACGCACTGGCAGCCCGAACGGTACAGATGCGGGAGACAGCAGAGTGACCATCCTTGCATCCCTGTCTGGGGCAACGACGGCGCGCGCTGCATGGATCACAGCGGGCGTGCTGGGCTCGACCCTGCTACTGAGCTTGAGCGGGAACGCATGGCTGCTGCTGAAGCTCGGCGCCGCGCGCGAGAAAGCGGAAGGTGAGATCGCCACGGCTGTGCAGCGTGGCCGGGCGGAAGCGCTGTCTGAGCGCGCCGACCAACTGGCCCAGCTTGTGAGCCTGGCCGAGTTGGATCGCAGCCTGCTGCTGCAAGACCTGATCGAGATCGCCGAGCGCGGACGCACCGCGCGCGTGGTCTACCGCGACCGTATCGCCTCGCTGCCTGCGCCCGCCTGTGCGCCTGGGCAAGAGCGCATGGATGCGGTCAATGCTCTGGTGGGTGGGGAGTGATGCGCGCATCCGTGGCGCTGCTGGTGCTGGCCCTCGCAGGCTGCACCCAACAGGCCATCCGACCGCCTGACCTCGGGCCTGTGTCCGTGAGCTGCAGTGCTGAGTGCAAGGCTTCGTGCCTGCCGCCGCAGTGGCCTCGGTGGACAGGCAACCCGGAAGCACCCGAGACATGGGATGCCCTGGCTGAGCAAGTGGCCCTGCCTCTGCGCGAGCTGGCCGAACAGTGCGATGCAGCCCGCGCTTCCTGCCTGCGCTGCGTCGAGAACATGGAGCGGGTGGGGATCGTGTGCGGCGTGACTCGGGAGTGCGGGCAGTGAGCGATTCCGTGAACGTGCGCTTCGTCGATGTGCGGGACGTGCAGATGTCCCATGACGACTATGAGGCCCACTGCCTGCGCGCCTGGGAGCTGATGGCGAGCTGGCTGAGCCAGTCGGAAGAGTTCCGCAAGTTCGGCCTGCGCATGGAGCTGGATGACAGCGGCACGGCTTGCCCATACCAGGGCCGATCCGGCTGGGTCTACAGCGACAAGCTCGACATCGTGCCGATCTACATCAACCAGCGATCGATGTGCATGTGGCCTGACACCGTAGAGGAAAGGGCAGACATGTTCCTGCCGATCCACTTCGCGGCCACTGCGCTGACGAACTACATCATGGGCGTGATCGGCGATCAGCTGGCGACGCGAGCGATTGAGGACAAGCGGTGAGCGCCGACACGGGGGCGGCATGCGTCCGGGGTCCCTCTGGCACGTTGGTAGTAGATGCGGGGGAAATGGCCGCATTTCTCGCCAGTTTTTCGGGGCTATACGCCGCAGCACCAGTCGGAACGGAGGCTTTGCGCCACTTTGGTGCATGACGAATCATGGGTGAGGTGCTGAGCCAGCGCGAGCGTTTGCGCCTGGTCTCGATCTCTCGGCTTGCCGAATTGCTCGGCATGGACCGGAAGACGGTATCGAAGCGGCTGCTGGACTGCAATGTGCCGGCGGCTGGAAAGCGCGACGGGTATCCGGTCTATGACGGCCGGCAGGCCTGTGAGGCGTGTCTGCTGCCGCAGGTTGGCGAGGGGGAGGAAGGCGTCGAGCTGGACCCTCGGCGGATGAAGCCGCAGGACCGGAAGGCTTGGTATGCGTCCGAGCTCGACCGCATGGCGGTGGAGGAACGGGCGGGCCGGCTGATCCCTGCGGCCGAGGTCGAGGAACAAATGGCCACGATTGTCTCGACGGTTGTGCGCTGCCTGGAGACGCAGGCCGACCGGGCAGAGCGTGACCTGCGAGTCGGCCCCGAAGTGGTGGAGTGGCTGCTGCAGGACGCTGACCAGATCCGCGAGCAGATCGCGGGCGCGCTGACCGGGTATGAGGAAGACGATGCGCTACGGGTCAGCGGCTGAGGTCCGGCGCAGCGTCTGCGAGGGCTTCCGGCCGGCAGAGCGCATTTCAGTCAGCGAGGGCATCAACCGCACGCTGGTGACGAAGGACGGGCCGTACAGCCCGGAGCTGTCGCCGTACATGGCGCAGCCGGCCGACCGCCTGGACTCGCGCAAGTACCGCGCGGTGGTCTTCATCGGGCCGGGCCGCTGCAGCAAGACGGCGACCCTCATTGACGGCTGGGCAGTCCGGAACATCCGGTACGCGCCCGGCGACATGCTGATAGTGCAGTCGAGCCAAGACCTGGCGCGCTACTACAGCAAGCAGCGGTTCGACAAGATCATCAAGGCGTCACCGAAGGTGCGCGAGCGTCTATCGACGCGCCGGCAAGACGACAACACGTACGACAAGGTTTTCCGGAACATGGTGCTGGCCTTCGGCTGGCCCTCCGGCGCGCAGCTGTCCGGGCGCGACTTCCGGTATGTGGCGATCACCGAGTACGACCTCGCCGCGGACGACATCGACGAAGAGGGATCGCTTTTCACCCTCGGGAGCATGCGGACCCAGAGCTACATGTCTGCGGGCATGACGGTTGTCGAGACATCGATCCGGCGCGTCTACACGGACGCGCAGTGGCGGCCGAAGAGGGAGCTTCCGCACGAGGCCCCGCCGGCCGGTGGCGCGACGCTGCTCTACAACATGGGCACCCGGAACTGGCTGTACTGGCAGTGCCGCGAGTGCCGCGAGTTCTACCCGCTGAACC